ACAATATAGAAATTTTATCAAGATTAGATAGAATGTCTGATAATTCTATGAACTTACACGATCAAATTTCTCATATGAGTAACGGTCAAGAAACATTAACTAACGGCACAAGAAATGCTTTAAGTGTTCACGGAGTAGATATAGATGAATAAAATAGATAAAAATTATTATTGTATGGTGTCTATCAAAGATTCAGATAGACCAGAGATTTTAGAAATACAAGGAGTTACTTGGTTTGCTACCGAAGAATTAGCATATCAATACTATATGTTTTTAAAACCTGAATTGAGAGAAGAAAATGTTTTTCCAGTTGAAGAACAAGATTTACCTTCCTTTGCAAATATAAGCTCTGAAGATATAAAAATCGCAAAAACAAAAACTAGATTAACAGGACTTGAAACCGGCGTATTAGTCGGTCAAGGACCAGAATATGAAAAAGCGGTACAGGAGGCAAGATAATGCCATATACAGAAGAAACAATAAATAAAATAATAAAAGATTTTCAAAACTTATTAATGGATGCAGATAATTTTTCATCTTTAGGAAGCAACCAAATCGAAAAACAAGATACAGAATATAAACAGTTTTGGCTGGGACTTCGTAAAGAAGGTCCAGAAACACTTGGTTTAATAAAACACCTTATAGAAGTTTTAGATGATAAACTATCCAAAAACGAAGAAGTCGAAGAAGAAGGTGTTAAACGAGGAAGAGAAACAGCAGAATATCTTAAAAGTCAAGGATTTATGAGCGGAAAAAAGGATAAAGAAAATAAAAAAGAAAAACAAGGTGTTGTTACAGCACCGATGATGGAGATGGAATAATGAAATTAAATAGATACGAAAAAAAAATAATCAAAGCAATATGTGAAAGCCGTAAGGGTATTTACGAAACACCTAAAAGAGTTAGAGGTGTGTATAAACCTTGTAAAGAGTATGACGCTGCCTTATCGTTGTTTATGAAAAAGTTAATATATGCAGAAACAACAAACGAGTTAGAGTTTGAAGGACCTGCTCTACCAGAACCAAAGTATAGATGGTTTACTTGTAAATTATATAAAGATTATGCTACGAAAAGAGAGTTGAGGAAACTACTATGAAATACATTTCTTACCTACTAGCAATTTCAGGCATATATCTTTTTGTATTTGCTTGTCAACCAGCACCATGTACTGATGATGGTTGTCCAGAGTTTAATGAACTAACAGTACCACCTGATAATATTATTACACCTGAAGCTAAAATAGGTTCATTAGAAAACGATTATACAGTTATACCAGTTGTTGCAACAGATAACAAAGATGATTTTGTCTATTCATTGAATCAATGTATTATTCATCTATACAAAAATGTACCTAAAGAAAAACAAATCCCTAGAGAATTAATAATTGCTCAAGCAGCATTAGAAACTGGTTGGGGTACAAGTAGATTTGCTAATGAAGCAAATAATTTATTTGGTATTAGAACATGGAATAAAGATGAAAAGTATTTACTACCTATACCTTGGACAGAATGGCCAGGTTGGGGTGTAAAAGTATTTGAAACCAAATGTGATAGTGTTGCCTATTATATTAGAATGATAAACGAAGTATTTGCTTATGAAGAATTTAGAGAAGTAAGACAATATCATTGGGATCAAGGTGTAGAACCAGATGGATTAGATTTGGCACACACATTAACAAAGTATGCTAGTAGAGTGAACTATACAGACCTAGTAGCAACATTAATTAAATATAACATAAGAGGTGTATATGAACTATAGTGAAGATTTATATTGGAAAAGAGTAATGGCATTATATAATGCATTTCAAAGTGCCACACATCCAGATTTTAAAAGATTGTGGGAAGATAAGTTACAAGAATTGATGAAACTTCAATCTAAGTACTTGACAAGGGACTCAAATAGTGTTATAATAGCGTAATGAATATATTTTACTTACATAAAGACCCAAAGACTTGTGCTGAAATGCATTTAGATAAACATTGTACCAAAATGCTTATCGAGTATGCTCAATTAATGTCAACAGCACACAGAGTCCTTGATGGCACAAAATACATTGGCAAATCAAAGACAGGTAGAAAAGTTACTAGATACAAACTAGAAAATAATAATCAAGAAAATATTATTTACAAAGCGTGCCATATACATCACCCAAGTGCTGTGTGGGCTAGAGATAATGCTTATAACTATTATTGGCTATATCAAATGTGGTTTTATTTACACGAAGAATTTAAAATCAGATATGGTAAAGACCATAAGTCTTATACATTATTGAAAGATTTACTACGAGATCCACCTAAAAATATACCCCTAAATATTCCTTTTCATCAACCAACACAGGCAATGCCTGATGATGTTAAAAATGAAGATAGTATTACTGCTTACAGAAACTACTATATAAAATATAAAAAAGATTTTGCTACATGGAAAACAAGTATTCCATTATGGTATAGTGAGGGATTGAATGCCAACATATAGATTTTTAAATACAAAAACTAACGAAGAATATGAGGACTTAATGTCTATAGCAGACATGGAAAAGTTTATTAAGAAAAAACATATTGAATTATTACCACCAACACAGATGAATATTATATCAAGCACAGGTTCATTAGATAGTAAAACTGATAGTGGTTGGAAAGATACATTATCTAAAATATCTGAAGCCCATCCTAATAGTCATCTTGCAAATCAATATGGCAGGAAATCAAATACAGATGTACAAGTTGCTAATATGAAGAAAAAGCATAAAACCAGAATATTAAAGGGTGGAGGTAGATAAATAGTAGTATGGCAGATTTTGATTTTTTAGACGGTTTTGATACAGGCGGCGATTGGGGGTTTACAGGTGTTTCTGAAAAACCAGCAGACAAATCAGTATCAGATTCAAAAGCAACAGAAGCAGTAGTTAAACAGACATCTGAAAGTGTCGGTAAGGCAGTTTCTGGTGAAATTATTACTAGACTAGAGAGTAAGTTAGATAAGATACTCCGTGCAACAAACGAAGCAAAAGAAACAATAACTGCTAAGAACGAAACAGAATTAGAGATTGCTAAAAAGCAAATGGATGATGAATATGATTTACGAAAAGATACTCTTGGAAAAGACTATAAAGAAAAGTTTGGTAAATTAGAAAAGTTAATCATACCATTGCTCATTAAATTAGCAAAGTCTCCTGAGGCATATATTCATTGGCCGAATAGAGCAGAAGTCATAGAACAGCAAGTTAAAAAAATCATAGCAATAACTAGAGGGTAATTATGCAATTATACCGAATAAAAATAGAAGCCGATGTTTATGCGGCATCTGATTGGGATGAGATTAAAAAAGATTTAGTTATCGGATACAAAGATGCTGATGGTAACATAGCAGAAAAAATACCAGGCAAATATGAATCAATAAAAATATTGAACATCAAGAATGATGAATATAAAATAGAAAAATCGCTTGACAAAGAACTGCTTAACGAAGAACCGCTTGACAAAGAATAGATAATCTGTTATAATAAAGACTATGAATAAATTAAATGCCTTTATGAGGGAGAAGTATGAAATGAAATCTTTTTCACATACTCCCCCAACCAAAACACTTCCAGAAGTAATTACCGAAACAATTAATGGTAGACGATTTTATGTTACACCAGAAGGTAAAAAATATCCATCCATCACAACAGTTTTATCAGGTCGAAGTAAAGAAGGTATTAATAGATGGCGAGAATCTGTTGGTCATGATGTAGCGAATCAGATAATGAGAAGTGCTGCTAAAAGAGGCACAGCCGTACACACACTAGTTGAAAACTATTTAAACAACGAAGAACTATCTAAACAAGATGTTTTACCCCTTGCATTATTTACTTTATTAAAACCAGAACTAGATGATATAAATAATATAGTAATACAAGAAGGTGGACTATACAGCAATAAATGGGGTGTCGCTGGGAGAGTCGATTGTATTGCAGAATATAAAGGCAAATTATCAGTAATAGATTTTAAAACATCCACAAAAGAAAAGAAAGAAGAATGGGTAGAGAACTACTTTATTCAAGGTTCTGCTTATTGTGAAATGTACGAAGAAAGATTTAACCAAGAAATTAATCAAGTTGTAATCCTCATAGTGACCGAAGATGGTGCGGTTCAAACTTTTATAAAAGATAAAAAAGATTATTTACCTTTGCTGAAACCAGCAATAGAGGAATTTAACAAAGAAAATGAAACAAATACTTAAAAGTGTTTTAGGTACTGTATTAATAATTTTATTTTTAGCAATTGTATATACAGGACTTAATTCATTACAAGCAGAAGAAAAAGAACCAAAATATGATATAACACAATTAACACCAGTACCTGTGCCACTATATTGTGGCGATACTTCTTTTGTATTTCAAACAGCATTTGAAGTGTTTGGTGAAACACCAATGATGGGAGCTGAAGTAAGAACTGCAGGTAATTTAAATAATCCAGTTATAGGTATATTAACTTTTACTTATAACAAAGAATGGAACAAAGGAACTCTAATGATGACTTTACCAAGTAAATTTCAAACTTGTGTATTAGGTTACGGAGTTAATTGGGAGTTTTT